GACTTTCCTTGGCCAGATCCAGAAGTAATCGTTGTAAGCTCCTGATATCTAATCCCGTGCAATTTATCTTGTAACCCTTGGAATGGATAGTCATGGTCAGCAGGTGGTATAGGTGTAGTAACTAATTTTTGTAGCGTTTTTCCCTCAATAATACCATCAGGTCGGTACGACTTAGCGTCCCATATAGCTTTTCGAATCGCTTCAGCATCGTTAGCTTGTAAAGCCTCCGAGGGGTCATTGTAGCCTTCAAGCCTAGCGACCTTGACCTTGCCAGGTGGTAAGATGCCAGCCGTTTCCTCCGCCGCCTTACGACCTGGCTCATCGGAATCGAAAAAGAGTACGATTTCTTCATAGCCCTGTAGTAATGGGATTTGTTTTTGTACATCCTTTCTGGCCGACGCCGCACCATGCGGTAACGATACGTGAGGCCATCCAGCCATTGCTTCATAGCCGCTAGCAGCATCTAATTCACCTTCATAAATAACGATCCGTTTACCGCTACTAGGAAATAAATGCTGACCAAAGAGAGTATCAGTAGTTTCGCCTTCATACTTAAAAATTTTCTTCTTATTCTTTATCTTGATCCCTTTAAGAACTCCATCGCCTGTAAAATATGGGAAGCGTAGAGTGTCTCCGTCTCTGTAAATCCTATAGAATTGGTTAGTTTTCTCAGAGATGTTTCGTTTATGCAGCCGTTCGGCTGATCCTTTGAGTGTGACATCTTTGGGCATTCGATTGTGAATAATTTCATCAGTGCCTCCTACTCTATTATGACAAACAAAGCAGAAGGTGTGCCCATCAGAGTACAAACTATTGCCATCTGATGAGCCACATTTGTCGCAAGGTATATGCCTCACAAACTCGTTCTCGGTCATTAGATTAACCAGTCGAGTGGTATATCGTGGAAGCTAGTCCAAGGTATGTCGTGCTTCTCACACCATTTGGCATACGTTGTTTTGCTTCTTTTACTTATCTTATTAAAAGGTGACTGGAATACCATACGCAAATCTAAATCAGGGTTGTCCTTCTTAACAGCAGCAATCTTTCTCCTGTCAGGTGCTGACCAGTATCCCTTTGCTTCCAAGTGGACGTGGTTTGGCAATATAAAATCAGGATGATAATTATGCTGGATGGTATAAGGAATCTTACAAGATTCGTATTCATAGGATACTCCGAGACCTTCTAATAATTTTGCAACTTGTTCTTCTAAACCAGATTTGTATTTAGAAGTCTTCTTCTTCGGTTTCTTCTTCATTGGTGGGAGTTACATTTGGATCAGCTGTTTTAAATCCAGATGATTTACCAAATAACTCTGCTACTGCATCAGCATCTAGATCACCAGTATCAACACCAGCGTCTCCTTTTACTGAGACAACTTGAACACCAACCAACTTGAGAGAACTACCATAGGTAACCCCATCCCGTAGAATGTAAGGCTTTTGATAGAAACCCAGTTTAACAGTAGATCCTGCATATAATGGAGTCTTTGTGTCAGTTACTTGAGTGCCCTCTGTGTCTACCACAGGAGGACGGTTCTCTTCATTCCAAGAGAATTTTAATTTATACTTACCCTTAGCTACTTCTTCCCAAGGTTCAGGCTTGAGAGTAGATCTCTTAGGGTTCTTTAGTTTGGACTCTGCCCATTTAAGAACATCAGTCCTTTCTGATTCTAATGTGTCAATGATTTTCTCATCAACAACAGCCGAGAGAGAATAACCATACTTACTAGGTGATAGTATAGCTTGGAATCCCTCAAGTGTTACAGGTTTGTCAGTCTTGTGGATAGTTCTACTCACCAGTGAGAGCCTCCTCTAGTGATTGAGGTTCTAACTCTTTAGCTAGTTCTGATCTATACTCTTTAAGCTGTGTAATACGCTCATCAAGTGAATCTAATTGTTTCTGTTTCTGTTCTCTTTCTGCCTTTTGTAATCTCTCTTCAGAGACAACAAGTATAGTAGGTGGCCTAAAGAAACTATCGAATAATGAATAGTGGTGCATTTAACAAAAGAAATAAGTTGAGTCAATTACTGATGCTGGTTCCAGATCATCAATAATCGGTGGGTCAGTCTCCGCTCCAATTTGTGTAGCGAATTCTTTTAAGTAGTCATGCTCTGCAAATAAGTGCATGTATGTTTCCCTTACTATTGTAGCAAGTAATGACATATCTGTGGCACGACTTAATACACTGTCATGAATTAATGCTATTGGTGCATCAAACCGATCAACACTTAGATGTAACAGTGAAGCATCTAGTGAATGTATAAGGTTAGGGGCTGTAGCAGCCTTGTGTCTATTTCTATCTACTTGATTACCTTCAGTAGTAGCTACTTTAAGACGACATCGACCTAATAACTTAAGATCAATAGTCTCTATCTTCTTCTTCATTAAGCGTTGGTTAACTTCAAATCCTGATGGTGTTACCCATCTAAGATATGTAGCTCCATTCTTAATAGCATTAGCTACCTCAGATTCAATCCATTTCATAACTGACATCGGGCCGGGAACTATTTCATTCATAGCCTGACGCACAGCTGCGACAACGATTGTGAGATCTTCTTTACTTATATCAATACCATCTTCTTTCAATGCGTCTCTGATATAGGAACGATTTGAGAATGGTTTTGCATTATAGGGTATTGTCATTACTACTCGCTTGACCGAGCGCCTAGACCATACATTATGTAGGTACTTAGGTATATGTGGTTTAGCGTGTTCAGCTACGACCTTGTAAGCATCTTGTGGTTTATCTGATGGTAATACATTAACAAGCTTGGCTGTACTCTTATCACGAGCTAACCCAGCTAGTATTTGTAGACCACTACATGTAGCATCTGTAGCTACACATAATCTCGTAGTCTTACGATCTTGTTTTATAACACAATGGTAGTACTCCTCACATGCGGCTAAGAATTGCCAAGGTTCTTCTGCTACTTCCCAGTTTGGTAATTCTTCTACTGGAAACCGTGCAATCCTGGTAATGAGCGGATGATTCGCTTTAACCCAGCTTTGCCTGACCTCCCATGTATCTTTATCCAAACCATAAGTAGTTGCAACCTGAAACGCAAGCCATTTGTGTGCATCATGAGTGACGGGTGATTCATCAGCAAAGACAATAAGTGCCTTGCCGAAGTCAGTATCTTGTGGAGTTAAGAAAGCAGGAATGGGATATGCCCTTCCACGGTAATCAAAAGACCACGGTATATAGAACCTGTCTCTATCTCTAAACCTATCAACCGCCTTCATAGTCATTCTAGTTCTACAACTTCGTCTGACTTCTTGTGCTCTCTTATTCATTACTTCAGCAGCATCACGACGGTACTTCTTCCTAGCCTCCGTGTTATCTGCTATATCTACTGGTTTAGGTGGTAGATCGTAATCCATTACAGGAAGGAATTTTCCTACACCAATTCTTCTTTCTTCAAGATGCTTTGCAACATCAACGATGAATGGGTTTAGCTTGTACCCAACTTTCTGAATCTTATTCAAAAAATTAACTGGTGTTTCTCCCTGTATACGGTGGCGGTCTCCCCGCCTCACAAGATCATGACCTTCCATCACCTCATTCAGTATATAACCGCCATGTTTACCGTCTTTAGTCCAGTCATTAGGTGGTATAAGCATAGGCCATGCAAGAGGGCTAAAAAGCTCTGCATTGTCCATTACCTCCTCTTTGATATCTAAGAACTCAGGAGTAGGTAGAACGTATGTGGTGGTCTTACGTCCTTCTCTGAAGGCTTGTTTATAGAACCATCCACTTGCTTCCATGATACAGTCTAATAACCAGCCTCCTAACTTAATACGAATAGATCTACTCCATGAATCCCATTTACGTACATCAGACTTATTCATTAGTGTTTGAATAGAGATAAGTCTTTGTTGTGTACCTTTGGAAGTATGCCAATAGTTATTCTTTAATGTTTGTAAGAGTCCTGGTGCTTCTTGCTCATAGTATCTCATCTGGCATTCATCTTCTATGGCATGACCAATAGAATCTAATACATTAGTAGCTGCATTACTACCTTCCTTAAAGCTAAACACTTTATCAAAGGTAATCTTACAAGCAATAGCAGCAGCAGCCAGTGGCTCTAAGTCTGCTAAGTATTGATGTATCTCTTTAAATGCTATACCAGTGTGACCTGCGTGGATTCGAT